GTTTCGGTCTGAGACAGCCGGAACCCTTTTTTATGAAGGCGAAGAGCCAGAAGCCATGATGCAAGCTTGCCCGCATATCATGGCTCCTGGCTCCTTGCCGTACACAAGGCAGGCCGGGGAAGACAGGGACGATTCGAACAGGGGGAAGGCGGGAACAGGAACGATGAATGAAATTGACCAGTATATGAGGGCGTGCAGACTCTGCCCGCGGGACTGCGGGGCAGACAGGCTTTCGGGAGCATGCGGCGCGTGCGGTGTCCCGGCAGAAGTCTATGTAGCCCGGGCAGCACTTCATGCCTGGGAGGAACCTTGCATATCAGGGAACAATGGCTCCGGAGCAGTCTTTTTTACCGGCTGCGGGCTGAAATGCGTTTTCTGTCAGAATGGTGCGATTTCGGGGACGGCCGTGCCGAAGAGGCTGGCGGAGACCGATGCACAGAAGTGCCGGGTTGCTGTGCCGGGGAAGCCGGTGACAGTCAGCCGGCTGGCAGCTGTGTTTCTCAGGCTTCAGAACGAGCAGCATGCCAATAACATCAATCTGGTCACCGCAGTCCAGTACATCCCGCAGGCAGCACAGGCGCTGAGAATTGCGAAGGCTCAGGGGCTCCGGATTCCGGTTGTATATAATTCAAGCGGTTATGAGAAGGCCGCCTCTCTGAGACTTCTGGAAGGGCTGGTGGATATCTGGCTGCCGGATTTCAAATATATGGATTCAGAGCTCGCCGCAGCGTATTCCCATGCGCCTGATTATCCTGATATCGCGAAGAGGGCGATTGCGGAGATGGTGCGGCAGGCAGGGGAGCCGGCATTCTATGAAGAAACCCGGTGGGGAAAAGATGGGGAACCGATGCCTGCAGGTTCAGGGGCGAGACTTATGAAAAGAGGCGTGATCGTCCGTCATCTTCTCCTGCCCGGACATGTGAAGAATGCAAAAGCTGTTGTACAATATCTGCATGATACATACGGCAATTCCATCTACATCAGCATGATGAATCAGTACACACCGATGAGAAATACTTTTGAGGATTCACTGTTGTCGCGAAAGGTCACAAAGCGTGAATATGAGAGGTTGACAGATTATGCAGTCTGGATCGGAGTCGAGAATGGATTCATACAGGAAGGCGGAACCGCGGAGGAAAGCTTTATCCCGTCCTGGAACGGAGAAGGTGTCTGAGGGACGCCGGAAAGACGGTCACACAGGCGCACGGAAAAAGCCGCATCGGGAGAACAGCTGCGGAGTCGGGACGTGGCAGTCTTGCCGGGACAGCGAACGTGAGGCCGGGACGTGGCAGTCCAGCCGGGATAGTGGACGCGGAGCCGGGACGTGGCAGCCCCGCCGGGACAGTGAACGCGGAGCCGGGACGTGGCAGCCCAGCCGGGACAGTGGACGTGCGGCCGGGATACAGCAGCCTTGCCGGGAAGACAGGCATGCAGCCACAGTAAAGGAGAATGTCTGCCCGTATGCGAAGAAATGCGGCGGCTGCGATTTTCAGGGGGTGCCTTATAAGCGCCAGCTCCAGAAAAAGGATGCACGCATCCGCTATCTGCTGAAGGACACCGTGCGCAGAATCCATCCCATCATCGGAATGGAGACACCTCTGCACTATCGGTGCAAGGTGCACGCTGTTTTTTCTCATGATCGGAAGGGAAATCCGATTTCCGGAATCTACGAAAAAAACTCTCATGTGATTGTTCCGATGGACAGCTGTATGATCGAGGATGAGGGGTGTGACCGCATCATTGTCAGCATCCGGAGTCTGCTGAGGTCCTTTAAAATCCGGACCTTTGATGAGGATACCGGGTACGGACTGCTTCGGCATGTGCTTGTCCGGAAGGGATACGCGACAGGCGAATACCTGGTCGTCCTGGTTGTCGCCGACCCGATCTTTCCATCCCGAAATAACTTTGTGAAGGCGCTCAGGAAGGACCATCCTGAGATTACATCGATTGTTCTGAATATCAATGACAAATCAACCTCGATGGTGCTCGGTGAACGCAACATTACTCTGTACGGACCGGGATTTATTGTTGATGAGCTGTGCGGACACAGATTCCGGATCTCGCCGAATTCTTTTTATCAGGTGAATCCGGCGCAGACAGAGCTCCTGTATCGGACGGCAATCCGGTATGCACATCTGACCGGGAAGGAAGAAGTCCTGGATGCCTACTGCGGGACAGGGACAATCGGTATCATTGCCTCTGACCAGGCCGGTCATGTGACAGGAGTTGAGCTGAACAGCGAAGCCGTGAAGGATGCCATCAGCAACGCGAGGGCAGAGAAGCTGAAGAATGTCGATTTTATTTGCGCAGATGCAGGTGAATATCTGAATCAGTTGACCAAAGCGGCAGAGGCGGAAGAAACAGAGGGAGGGTTCAACGGGAGAAAGGCAGTCCGCAGGAAGAACCCCGGTGTCCGGCTCCCGGATGTCATCATCATGGATCCGCCCAGGTCGGGCAGTACGCCGCAGTTTATCCGGGCGGCGGCATTCTCCGGCGTTAAACGCATCGTGTATATTTCCTGTGGACCAGAGAGTCTTGCGCGAGACCTGGAACTCTTCGAGGAGCTTGGCTATGCTGCAGAAGAGGCACAGCCGGTGGATCTTTTCCCGTTCACGCAGCACGTCGAGACAGTAGTATTGATGTCAAGGGTAAAGGAGTAAATCGCCGGGAAAGCCTGATTTTAAGCCTTTTTCGGGCATCCGGAATTTTCTGCCGGAGAGAATCGGAAACGCTCTGCGCGAACATATCCAAGAATGTCCAAGAGAGTTCAAAAATGAAATGTGAACAGATTGTGACAGGGTCGTGACTCGCATCTGGATGTCGGGGGTTGAGACTTGAGGATGGATAACAGGGCGCTGAGTGTAGGGGATGGATGTCGGGGAGAAAAATTGGGATTCGCAAGGAGAAATTCATGAAGAAAAAAGTTAAAATTCTAATTGCACTTGTCGTTGGATTTGCTGTCGCAATGCTATTGATGAGCGTTGTTATTTACTTTGGATATACTAATGCATATAGCACAGATGTAAATGCACTTACTGTGAAAATACTCGGAATACCGATTTACGAACTTACAAAATCTGGAACAAAGTATGTTGGTAAATCTATAGGAATTTATATGGGGGCAGTATGTGGTATTTGTATGCTGCTCAGTGTTATTGTTGAAGAACTTATCAGCAAAGCAAGACATAAATAAATTCCAGTTTGCAGATAAGAGACATAAGAGCAGGCACTCCTTTATTCGGAGCACCTGCTCTTATTCTTTTATGTCAACACTGACACCGGATTTGAATTCCACGGTGAAATGGTCAGCGAAAACGGTTATTTTTTCAATCAGCCTTCGGACGAGATCCTCGTCAAACTCGGTGATTTCTGTGGGCTGGGAGGCAATGAAGTCCTGCAGTTCCTTGACGCGTTTCAGGTTTTCCTTCTGTGTTTCCGCGTCCATCTGGGATTGCTGCTTCTGGCTGCGAAGTCGGAAGATCTCGTCGGCGATGGCGTCGTAGTCCTGCTTGCTGTTTGCTTTGTCGATGAGTTCCTTCTGCAGCTCCTCGAGACGTTTGTCGAGGCCTTCCGGTGAAAGGGAATCGGTGTTCATGACTGCTTGCGCGATATTTTCCTGAATCTGCCTGATGAAGGAATCGCTGTCGGCGCGGATACGGTTGATGGCTTTCAGCGAGATCTCCTTGAGCAGGTCCTCGCTTACCGTGCGGTTCGTGCAGTTTTTCTCGGCGGCGGATGGCTCCAGTCTGCTGATGCAGCGCCAGACGATGGACTTCTTGCCGCGGTTGTTCCAGTGGATGCGCCGATAGAGCTCTCCGCACTCGCCGCAGCAGACGATCTGAGAGAAGCAGTTGTTGCCGGAGAAGCAGCGCTTTTTTCCGGATTTCGTAGCGTGAACGTTGCGGCGGCGGACCAGTTCGGCCTGCACCTGCATGAACAGTTCCTTCGGGATGATAGCCTCGTGGTCGTCTTCGACGTAGTACTGCGGGACGATGCCTGTGTTCTTGACTCGCTTCTTGGTAAGAAAGTCTGTGGTATAGGTCTTCTGAAGCAGGGCGTCGCCCATGTACTTTTCATTCCGGAGGATCTTGTTGATCGTGCTGTCGTACCATTTTGTTTTGCCCGCCCCGGTAAGGACGCCGTCGGCCTCAAGGTGCTGGCAGATCTTCTTCATGCTGTAGCCTTCGAGGTATTCGCGGTAGATGCGTTTCACCACCTCGGCCTGTTCGGGGTCGATGACGAGTTTCCCGTCCTCGTCTTTCGTGTAGCCGAGGAAGTGGTTGTGGTTGACCTGTACCTTCCCCTGCTGGTAGCGGTACTGGAGTCCGAGTTTCACGTTCTGGGAGAGGGATTGTGATTCCTGCTGAGCGAGGCTCGCCATGATTGTAATCAGGACCTCGCCTTTGGCGTCCATCGTGTTGATGGATTCCTTCTCGAAATATACGGGAATATTCTTGTCCTTGAGCTGCCTGATGTACTGAAGGCAGTCGAGTGTGTTTCTGGCGAATCGGCTGATGGACTTTGTGATGATCATGTCTATGTTTCCGGCCATGCATTCATCGATCATTCGATTGAACTCGTCGCGCTTCCGGGTATTGGTTCCGGATATGCCGTCATCCGCGAATATTCCGGCAAGCTGCCAGTCAGGATTATTCTGGATGTATTCCGTGTAGTGACTGACCTGAGTCTCGTAGCTGGTTTCCTGCTCGTCGGAGTCCGTGCTGACACGGCAGTAAGCAGCGACACGCAGCTTGGGTTTTTCCGGTTTTTTGATGTTGTTCCCGACCTGTCGTCTTGCCGGAATGAATGTTATATTTCCCATTTAATCCGCCTCGCTTTCAATCAGGCTGTAGAGGTATTCGGCCTGTAGTTTTGGATCCTCGTACTGTCTGTCTGCCGTCATCATGAAAAATCTTGTCGGTGTGGCAGGAACGGCTGCTGGCTTTCTTTTACAGTTCCTTCCAAGGATGGCTGAGCGCCTTTTGATCTCGGCAGATGCTTTCTCATAAGTTTGCCGGTCGATAAGAGCCGGATAGAAATCATCTCCGGGGTAATGAGGATTCTGGATGATGCGTTTTGCTGTTCCATGGTAGGTTTCAATCCCGGCTTCCTGCGCTGCTTTGACGAGTGACATCCCCGAAAGATAATATGCATAGAGCAGTCGGATTTTTGAGGCGGCGTCCTCGTCGATGACTGCGCGTCCATTTTTTATTTTGTAGCCGAATGGTGTGTGCCCCATATCATCACATCCTTTCATGCAGGGACAATCCGCATTTGAGTTCAAAGCTGACTTCCTCACGCGAAACCACAATGATCCGGTCGACATGACGGGTGAAGAGCTCATCGTCGAATGCGTCCAGCATCACGCCTTTTTCGGCAAAATGCAGAAGGTCGTTTGCTGCGGCCAGTGTGCTGGCACTGCTTGAAATGTTACTCGAGAGAGCTTCCATCTCGCGTTTATAATTTGCGGCTTTTGACAGGAGGACGTTGGTTTCACGATTGTAAAGAACCTGATCAATGATTCCCTGAGCCATAAGGCGGGAGAGAGTCTCCCGTTTTTCGGTGTTCTCGGCAAGACTGGTCTGCAGCTCCTGGATCCTTTTCATCGGTGTGTCGACCGGCGAATTCTGAAGTGCCTCGATATAGGGCTTCAGTATCCTGCGTTGTGCGAAGACGAGCTTGTTCATCATAGTTACGAAGGCAAGCTTCAGTTTGTCGTCCCGGATGTATTTCATGGAGCATCTTGTCTTGTCCTCGATATGTGTCGTGCAGACCCATGCTATGTATTGGCTGTCGACGCAGTAATGGGTTCTTCGTTTGTACGTTGAGCCACATTCACCGCAGATGATCTTTCCGGTGAATGCGTATCGGTTCTGGTATTTGCTGCTTTCTGCTTGGATTCCTTTTTCCCTTGCGTGCTGGAGAATCATGGATCTGGCTGCCTCGGCGTCCTCATGACTGATGATCGCCTCATGGTGATTGTGTGCGACGTATTGGCTTCTCTCCCCATGATTCACGTGGCGGTTGAATTCCCCATCTGAGTAGGTTTTCTGGAAAAGGCAGTCGCCGGTGTATTTTTCATTGGCAATCATGCTGCGTATCGTGGTGGAGTCCCATTTTCCACCGCGTTTTGCAGGAATGCCTCGTTCATTAAGTGCCTTGGCTATTGTAATGCTGCTTTTGCCAGACAGGACTGCGGAGAAAATTTCTTTGACGATGGCAGCCTGTTCTTTGTTTACAATCATCTGCTTCCCATCCCAGTCATACCCATATGGCGGATAGCCGATTTTAAACGTGCCGTTCTCGAAACGCTTTTGGACCGACCACTTGCTGTTTTCCGCTATAGATACGGATTCACTTTCTGCCATGCTGGAGAGAATGGACAGGAAGAGCTCGCTTTCCATTGTGCCGGTGTTGATATTCTCTTTTTCAAAAAAAATCGGGATATGAAGACCGAGAAGCTTTCTTACCAGTTCCAGACAGTCGGTTGTATTCCGGCTGAAACGGCTGATGGATTTCGTTACGATGAGGTCTATCTTTCCGGCTTCGCAATCCGAGATCATTCTCAAGAGCTCGGGCCGCTTGTCTTTCTTTGTCCCGGTGATGCCTTCGTCATAGTAAAGACCTGCGAATGTCCAGTCGCTGCGTGTCCTGATGTAGCTCTCATAATGACTTTTCTGCGCCTCGAGGCTTTCCAGCTGGGCGTCAGAGTCTGTCGAAACACGGCAGTAGGCGGCGACCCTGATCTTCTGAAGCTTGACTTTTGATTGTGTTGTTTTGTCGATTTTTGTTACTTTTTTCAAGGTATATCCTCCTTTCCGTGTGACTATATATCACTCTGAAACCCTTACACATCAAGCGTTTCTGGCATTATTTCCGCAAACAGCGGAGAGAAAGTTTCACGATTGATGGCAGATAATTTGTTGAATTCGTCATCAGAGATCAGTCCTGCGTCAAGCATGCTTTTTGCCAGATGCTGCGCTCTGTGATAGTCAATGTCACCGATGATTCTCTCTTGTGTGAAATATCCGGACTGAAGATTGTCTGACATAGTGGTCTCACCTCCTGATTTCCTCTGGAGATGAGAAGGAAGATTGAGCGGAAATTATGCTCGCATATCCCATATACCATCCTGGTTTCATCTCCTCAATATACGGACATTCAAAAGGCGTTTTGATGGGGTAAAAATAAAAAAAGCCTGCAGGAATCCCGGAAAGGACACCTGCAGGCGTATAACATGTTCATTATTCAGTTATTTCACACGGATCTTCCATCCAACCTGAATGCGGTTCACGTTTCGAATCAGCGTAGGGTTGAGTTTCTGGATCGCACTGACGGTCGTGCCGTACTTCCGAGCGATCGCGGAGAGCGTATCGCCTCTCTGTACGGTGTAGTAAACCGCGGAAGAGGCTGCTATCAGCTCATTTACCTTTGCCTGAACGGCAGAGTAGCTGTAGCCGGCTGCCGTAAGGCGCTTTTTCCGATCATCGCCGTTTCCCCACTTTCCGGCCAGCACTTCACGCGCGATTTCGTCCACGGACTTAGCCGGAGAAGTGTTCCCGGAGAGCAGACGATTTACCTCCTTCTGGACAGCGGAGTAGTTATATCCGGCGGACACAAGACGGCTCTTCCGGTCATCGCCGTTTCCCCATTTGCCGCTTATCACTTCTCTGGCGACTGTCGTCAGATCCTTAGTGGGCGAAGTGGGACTTGCGGCAGAGCCTGCGGCGTCATATCGCGGTACGCCGTAACCGCGGATGTACCGCCCGTTCACAACAATCGTGCGCCTGCGGACAGCGTCGCTTTTGTTTCCCTCGATGACGGTGATCATACCGCCGGACACAGTCTCTACGATGCCGACGTGGTCCGGGTTTCCTGTATCGTCGCCGGCCTCTGAGTCGTCCCAGTCGTAAAAGATAATATCGCCGGGCCTTGGCACACGCGCGTCGCTTTCGTCCCATTCGCCGAGCTTCTGGAAGAGCTTCACCATTTCACCGCAGCCGCACTCCGGCGGGATGATATCGGTCATGTCCGTCTTGATAGCGCAGGCGGACACGAAGGTTGCGCACCAAGCGTCGGTGTACTTCACCGCGTAACCTCTCGCGAGAGGCTTATGGGCATTGTATGTATCGATGATCTTTCTGTGTGAGCCGTCGGCCTCGTTGCAGCCAAGCCAGCTTCTGGCCTGCGCAATGAGCGCGGATGCTGTTTTTGCCATGACAGTTTCCTCCTTGTCGTATTGTGTGAGATGGTACTGGTTGATGATCCTTACGTTTGATTCCACATACCGGGAGTCCGTGGCGTACCCATCGGCCTTGATCGTTTTCAGATAGGTCTCCGGATCCGTGATGCCGCGCAGATTCTGGTAGCGGGGAAGCTGGATAAACTCGAAGTACCCCTTCACGCCTTCCTCCATGGAATTAAACACACGGAAGTTATCCCGGATGGTCGTGAGAGTCCCCACTGTGTATTCCTCCTGCGTCTGCATATTGACGGATCTGCCCTTCCAGCGGGTCCCGCACTTCAGTCCGAAGTAGTTGTGGTAGAGACTCGCAAGCTTGGTCTGTCCCCAGCCGGATTCGAGGATCGCCTGCGCGATAATGGGCGAGTGTACACAGATGCCGTAGGACGGCGCGTACTTTTTTACATAGGCAGCGATCGCCTCAATGAACTCATTTTTCGTCATGTACGTCTTCCTCCCCGATGCCGGCCTCCGCATTCGTGGCGTCCACAAAACCCTCGCCGATGATGTAGGTGATGACCATCGCTCCGGCCATGATGATCGCCGTGATCTGGGTTGCCTCATTCTGCGTGCCGCCGAACGCGACGACGAGAAGTGCGACAAAGGACGTGACCGCGGTCCACAGCTTGCGGCTTGTCAGTTTCCGTTTCCAGTCAATCTTTGTATTCATCTTCCTGTTCCTCCGTTCTGATGGGAAGCTTGTCCACTTCCTGTTTTAATTTTTTCCCTGTACCGTTTCCGCCCAGCTTCTCATAGGCCTCTGAAAGATATTTCAGGTTGTCGTACTGGACGGTCGTGACATAACCCTGCGTAATGTACGTACTGCAGAGCCGGTATACTCGCTCATGCAGCAGGGCGAGCAGGGCTTTCTTCTCCGCCGTCCGGTTTTCCAGTTTTCTCTCAACAAGCATGGTGATGAGGGACCAGAACCCGGTTGAGGCGAAGATCGTAAGCAAGATGTCTCCCGCTCCTTTCAAATAAACCACCTTCTTTCCTTAGGACGCCGTGACGTACACCAGGCACCCGTTGTACCACCCGGCGTTGCTCACAGCCCCGTCCACAATGATTGTGCCGTCCGGCCTCGCGTCAATCCGGACACCCACGCCGTTTGAGATGCAGATGCATCCGGCGGAATCGGATTCCGCTCCCGGAAGCCCCTGCACGAGAACTGTGCTGGCCGCGAGTGCGGACGTGATCTGCACGTTTATGCAGCAGACGACCATCCGGCCGACCCGGTAATAGCAGTTATACGCGCCGGCCATGCAGTTCCTCATCGCCGGGGACAGCTTTGTAACGGCAAGATTCGCATCGATGGTCCCGCGGCCTCCGCTTTTCTTCGTGAGCGAGAACCCATCTGTCGTGGCGTTGATCCTGAGGTCATAATCGTTCTGATTGCCGGCTGTCGTGTGGAAGTCGATATATTTTCCGAGCTCGATGACGCCGTCGGCTTTGCCGATTACCGGGATTTTCCCCCAGGAGTCAGTCAGCCCGGCGGCGATCACGTCATATCCGGCAGCTGTCCCGAAGCCGTCCATTTTCTTGCGCACAGACGCGATGTCCGTCTGGTTCTGCGTGATCTGTGACACGTTTCCGGCAATGGATGCGGCTGATGCTTTTGCATCCGCCGAACTGGCGGATGCGCTGGACGCGCTTGATGCGGCGTTTGTTTCCGAAGCTGCCGCGTGTTGTTCCGACAGTTTTGCGGTAGAGGCGGAAGAAGCCGCCGCGCCTGCTTTGGATGTGGCCGTGCCTGCGGATGCTGTGGCAGAGTCTGCGGACGCCTTTGCCTCTGCTGCGCTGGTAGTTGCTCCGGCGGCAGAAGTTTTCGCTGCGCTTGCGCTTGCCGCAGCATTGGTTTCCGAGGTTTTCGCGGCAGAGGCAGCTGCGTATGCCGATGTCTTTGACTGCCCCGCGCCTTCTGCGGCACTTTCCGCTTTTCCCTGTGCGGTTCTGGCACCCGCCGCGCTGGAAGCCGCTTTCTCCACCAGCATCTCAAAGACAGGGATGTCACTATCTGAGACAACAGTACCGGCGTCAAGGGCGGCCTTTTCCACACGCAGGAGGAAATTCCCGCTTGCGATCCGGCCGCCGTCTGCCTGGTACAGCGTGACCTCACATGGTACGTCCCCGGCCACCGCGCTCATCTGTTCCGTCACACTGACATGAAGCGCACTGCCTGAATGCGAGCAGGAGTAGAGAAATCCTTTCCCGTCCGGTTTTGTTCCGGAGAGCATGACGGTATTTCCATCCGGTACCGCGTAATCCGCGCCGCCCATTGTGAGATGGATTTGAAAAGCGCGGAGGGTCTTGTCGTACTGGGAGATCCGGATGATCGGAGGCAGTCCGCCCGGAATCAGGTCTACTGATATGGTTTGCATGGTTTCACCTCCTTTACGTCCGGATGAACAGGACGTCTGCGACAAAGTAGCCGGTCCCGCTTGCCAGACAGGAACAGGCGAGCGAATCGTCCTCAATGGTCAGGTTGTATACGATGGCAGGCATCTCAGGGGATGAGATATTGGCTACGGCAAGAACCTTATATCCGTCCGGCACGGTATAAGAAATGGAGAAACTGGCGGTTTCCGTAGCTGTCACACTTCCGCTTTTGAACTGCCTCATGATGACGAGGTCATCCAGAGCTTGCTTTATAGATGAAATATCTGTCTTGTTCTGCGAAACCTGCGCAAGGCTTGAGGATAGCTCCGAAGCCGTCTGGGCCGCCTGATCCGCGCTTGCCTTGGCGTTTGTCTCGGATGTCCTGGCGGATTCCGCAGAAGAGGATGCCGCTTGTGCCTTGGACGACGCCGCGGAAGAAAATGTCGCCGCGTTCTTTTCCGATATTTTTGCCGCTCCGGCAGAAGAAGACGCATTGGCTTCTGATGTCTTCGCCGCCGTGGCAGAGGATGCCGCAGACGTCTGGCTGCTTCTGGCTGCCGAGGCAGAAGACGCCGCTGCGCTCTGACTGCTTTTGGCTGCCATAGCGGAGGATGCCGCCGCGCTTACCAGCTTCTCGAATACCGGGATGCTGCTCTCCGAGATGATGTCATCTGACGTAAGAGCTGCTTTTTCCACCCGAAGAAAAAAGTTCGCGGAGGCGATGCGTCCCTCGCCCTCCTGAAAGAGCGTGATCTCGCAGGGGATGTCTCCCGGCACAGCGCTCATCTGATCACTTACCGTGACCGTGACGGTATCTCCGGAGATGGTGCAGGCATCGGAAAACCCGCACCCGTCCGGCTTGGTGCCCGAGACCGTGGCCGTGCATCCACTGGGAATGGTGTAGAATACCCCGTCCATGAGGAGGCGCACGGCAAACTTCCGCATGGCTTTGTCGTACTGCGAAATCCGGATCGTTTGCGGGATGCCGCCCGGCACCATGTCAACCGATATCGCCTGCATAGGGCGTCACCTCCTTATTCCGCGTCCACGAAGTCCTGCGCATAGGTTAAGATCGCCTGCATGGACTTCTGGGCGCTTTTATCCGTGATCACGCGGTCCATCCGCAGGTTGTCCTTCGTGACGCGTCCGGTCGTCTCGTCGACCTCACTGTACGTGACAGACATCCGTTTTCCGACGGCGTCGTTCCATAAGGTTACGCTTGTGACTGTTTTCATGTGTTCTGTCTCCCTTCCTGTAAACTTTGCAGATAGGCGTCCGCCTCATCGGCGTAGTTTGCTTTGTTGCTGATGCTGACCGGATCCATGTCCCGCTCCAGCCGGAGCTGGTCGAAGTCCTTCTGGCGGGCTTTCATTTCCCATCCGAAGGAGAGCCCCGCCGTTCCGGAGACGACAAAATAAGACGGATGCCGCTCTTTTACGTAGCAGTCCCCGTCTCCGTATCTCTGCAGAAAGACCTGATACTGGCTTGTAGCCACCGTCTCCGTAAAGACCGGATCGAGCGGCACGTAGCAGAGTCCGTCCTCCCCGATGGTTCCTTCGCCTGTGTCTCCGAACATGGCGCATGGCATCTCATAACAGTAGAGCTTCCGGTCCCCGTAATCGCCGGCACTTGCCACTCTCGACTTGGTCCCGCTTACGGTAAACGATCCGACAATTCGGAATGCCTTGCTGGAGCCATCCATTGTGACGAACTGGTCCATCAGGGCGCTCCACATCCGGAAGGCGTTGTAGGTGATCTCGCAGGACGGATACTGGACGCCGAGCCCGGCGACGAGAGCATCTGGGCTGTTCTTGATCAGGATCTGTGCCGGACTGAAGCCGATGGCCGCCCCGGTTCCGTTTTCATTCTTCTTGATCGCCATGCCGTTAAAGATGTTCGGACGCATATCGATCATGAGCGGGGCGGATAGTCCGCTCCACCACGAGGCGTTGAAGAAGAGCCCGGTGTCGTCGATCTTCATCAGCGTATTCGACGTATTGTTTCCGTACACGATGATGGAACCCACGGTATCGGACACGCCGCCGACCTTGAGCGTTCCCGCCCGGATGAGGTCTGCATTTAAGGTGCCCGACTTGATGAGATCCGCGTTGATGGTTCCGGCCGTGATGAAGTCCGCGTTGAATTTCCCGTCGATCGTCCATGCGGTGGTGTACGGCCCGCTATAGCCATTCTGCGAAAAGCCGATGCCGCTTACGTTCATGCGGATGACATGGACCGCGGTCGATGTGCTCTCGGTATCCATGATCAGGATCTCGTTCGGTTTCCCGTCCGCGTTTGTGTGCATGACGACATGGCCGCCGAGACCGCCCTCTATGAGCTTTGTGGCGTAGCTGACCACCTTCTGCAGGAAGCTGTCCGTCCGCTTTCTGGTTTCCTCGGCGTTTTTCGCCGCTCCGGAAATCGTGCCCGAGAGATTTGTCCTTGCGCTGCCAAGCTCAATGGAGTCGTAGCGGTCAAGGAGCACGTTATACACGGTTTTGACGACCTTGGCGGATGCGCTGACGCCCAGGGCGGGGAATTCCACCCGCACCGTGTCGCACAGATTCACCCGCTCAAGCGGCGCGATTTCCTTATAATTCTCCGTCTGCCAGAGGGCAAGGAACGACACGGTGATGCTGACGTCCGGTACGCCGAGAGAATTGGCCTTGATGTAGGAGAGCGCACGGGCGGTCAGCTGCTCCTCGGTCGGTTTCTCCGTGAAGTCCTGTGAGACGTCGAGCACCATGGTCATGTGATACGGATAGCTGCCGGCGTTCTCCGCGTAGACTGGGCTTTTAAGAGACGCCGTCTCCGTCCCGTCCTCGCTTTCCTTGATCCAATAGGGAAATACGCCGGTCGCGGTATTTTCGATGCTGTCTTCCTGCCGGATGTCAGTGATGTTCTTCCCGTACCGGAGCGTGATGCCGGTATCCCTTCCGCGGCTCTTGTGGAGCTTTACGGTCCAGTTATCCCATTCGTACTCGCCGCCGAAGACGTCGAGTACCGATCCTTCCGTTCCGCCAAGGCACGAGCGGATCGAGGCAGGTGCTTTCGTCTGGTACGTGGCGGAGGTGGTGACATCCGTCCAGAAGGTAAAGGGACAGGGTTCCACGGCATTTTGCTTCAGCTTCGCAAGAGCGTCCGCCGCGGTCGTGGCCGCATCCGGATCTGCTTTCGTCGGGATGGCGGAGAGCTGATAGCTGATGTGCCGTGCGTTTACGGTCACGAGACCGCTCATGGGTTTTGAGATCTTGTAGATCCGGAAGGCCTGTCTTCCCTTGCCGTCCGCCGGCGTGGCGGAAAGAATGCATCCAAGAGCAAGGCTGGCAAAATGTCGCCCGGTTACCGGGTAGATGAGCTCAAGCTCAAACTGTCCGTTCCGCTCCTCCGTCACCTTGCAGCTCGTGGTTTCCGCAAGCCGTCCGAGACCGTTACTGATAAAGTTCTTCTCAGAAGGTGCATATAAAATCGGTATCATAGAATCCACCACCTTGGCACAATTTCCACTTTCGTAAAGCCGGTCAACGTGACGCCGTTCTTACCAGGAGAGAGCACCGGAAAGCGTTCACTTTTCAGGGTCAGATACCCGTTGGCGTTCGAGGATCCGTAAAAGGCGTCCATTACATCGCAGTCGATATCGATGTACGGATAGGAGTGCGTCGATACGGACAGCGTCTCGCTGCCGACGCCAAGCGTCCCGGTTCCGTAGACACGAAGAAGAGGCCTTGCCTCGAAAGAAGTCGGATTAAAGATCGTCCCGTCTTTCGTGAACACCTGCATTTCCTCGCCGGCTTTGAGGAACCGTTGCGGCTTGCAGTTAAATTTGATCTCAAAGCTCCCTTCTTTCAGAAAGCTCCCCATCTCCGGAGTAAGCGGCCCGGTAAAGAGTGCCATCCGGTATTCATCCGGGTGGTAGGTATCCTCGAGCCGCTGGTAGCCTGTGCGGGAGAGAAGGAAGTTCCGGAACGCGGAGAAGTTTTCCGCAAAGTGCTGAAAGAGGAATGCCGGATACGTGAGATCGACGTTCTTGAATCGCCCGTTGTCAAAGACAAGGTCTCCATTTCTTCCGGGAACCTCGGTGAGCGATACGTCCCGCTCCGGGGCTTCATAGGTGCCGCTTCCGGAGAGAAAGACTCCGAAGTCCCGGCTGCTCTTTCCGCCGAAGAGAAAGTAATTGATCATGCGAAGATCGCCTCCTTTTTCATGACATCAGCATGAATCCGCTCCTCAATGAGATCCGCCAGCGCATGGATATCCTGTCCGGGAGCCCCGTAGACATTGATCGTGATGCCGCCGTAGCTGATATTCTGCACAGCCTTGTTTGTCGCCTGGACGGCGGACTGGATCATGTCCATGAGGCTCCGGGTGCCGACCACGGTCTCGCTGCCTGCCTCGCCTCCGGCCAGCAGCTTCCCGTTCATCGCGCCGAAGATCGTCGGGGAATCAAGGATCATGCCGCCGTCCATCGCCTTTTTGTACCAGCTGATGCCGAAGTGCGGCACGCTGGGCGGATTTAAGGAGAAATGCCCGCTGATCGATACGTGCGGTAATTTCAGTGCCGGCAGACTCCATGAGAAATGGAAGAACGACCGCATCCGGTCGATGGCATTCTTCACGGCGTCCTTCGCGGCGTTGATCGGTGTGGTGATGGCGGTTTTGATGCCATTCCATACAGAAGAAGCAGTGCTCTTTATTGCGCTGAACACTGAGGTCACGGTATTTTTGATCGCATTCACGGTATTTGTAACCGTCCCCTTGATCGCGTTCCAGACGGACGTGATGACGCTCTTTACGCCGTTCATGATGGAAGAAGTCACGTTCCTGATGGCATTCCACGCAGTGGAAACCGCGGTCTTGATCGCATTTACGACCGTGCTGACTACCTGCCTGATGGCATTCCAGACCGTCGTGATCGCTGTCTTCACCGCGTTCATGACCGTTGTTGTGACGGATGAGATCCCGTTCCACGCGGTCATGACGGCACTCTTTATAGCATTTAAGATTGGATCCATCACCGCTTTGATCGCGTTCCAGACCGTGCTGATCGTGTTCTTGATCGCGGTCAGGGCGGATGAGATAATGCTCTTTATTTTCTCCCATGCCGCGGTGATCTCATCGCCGAAGTTCTGCCAGATGAACTGCCACGGAAGCGTCAGGAGATGAAACGCCGCCGTCAGGATCTCCTTGATCAGAAGGATCGCCACCTGGATCACGTTCTTGATCGTGTCCCATACAGTGGTTACTGTATTTACGATTGCGTTCCAGATGCCGGACATCACCGAGGCGATGGCGTTCATCGCGTTCGTGATGGTCGTCTGGATGGTGGTCCAGACCGTGGTCATGACGGAAGAGACCGTCTGGATCGCGGTCTCAACGCCATGACAGACCATATCCCACACGCCCTTGAACCACTCGGTGATCTCGCCCCAGTGCTTGATAATCTCAACGACCGCGACGATGGCGGCCACGACAAGCGCGACAATGCCGATAATCGGAAGAAGCGAGGCAGACAGCGCACCGAAGCCCGCGGACGCGCCGCCAGCCGCGGTTCCGGCTGCGGCGGTTCCGGCGGCAGATGCCCCGGCTGCAGCCCCGGCCGCTGTGGTGGCCGTCGCCGTACCGGTGATCAGATTGATCAGGCCGCCGAGCCCGGATGTGATCGTGCCGACCGCGGAGACGACTTTTCCTACGCCCACAAGGAGCGGGCCGATCGCTGCTGCGATGAGAGCCGTCTTGACGATGGCATCCTGCATGCCGGGACTTAGAGCGTTCCACTTGGCGCTTAGATCCTGCAGGAAGGAGGAGAGCTTCTGAAGGACTGGAAGAAGAACTGCGGACAGGGAATTTCCGATATCCGCGCCGGTGATCTTCACCTGGTTCATCGTCATCTGGAACTGATCAATCGGGTCGAGCGTGCTGGTAAAGGTATCAGTGACGCTGCCGAGGCTGTCGGACGCGGAGACTTCAAGATCCGCAAAGGACAAGGACCCGGTCTTCATGGCGTCATAGATGGACGCGCCGGCCTTCTTGCCGAAGAGATCGTAGGCGGCCTGCAGTTTGTCTGTGTCAGAGGCATTGCTGTTCATCACGCCGGAAAATTCCTGAAGCGCCTGACTTAACGTCTTGCCCTCGGAGGTCGCGTTCTGCTCGGCTTTCTTAAGACCGGCAAGCACGGTCGATACGTCCGCTCCGGAGGTCTCCACCTCGCCAAGGAAGGCGGATGCCTGATAGGCGTTATAGCCCATGTCCTTCATCTGCTGGGAGTTGGCAATGAGGTCATTGGCCAGCGTGTCCATGCTGATCCCGGTGTTCTGCCCGGTCTTGTTCATGGCGTCGAGCAGGGAGCCGGCCTCACTTGTGGACATGCCGAAGGCTTCCAGCACCTTCTGGGTGTTATCGATGGAGGTGGATACGTCCGTGTTATTTAATGACGCGAATTTGATGAACTGCGCGGAGAGGTCCTCGAGTGCCTGCCCGGTGAGGCCGAACCTCGTGTTCACCTCGCCGATGGCGCTGCCCGCTGTTTCAAAGTCGGTCGGGATCTGGGTAGCCAGGTTCTTTACGGACTGCTGCATGGCGTCCAGTGCCTCGCCGGAGGCTCCGGTTTTCTGCACAACGATGTCCATGCCGGAGTCAACCTCCTGAAAGGCAGCCGCGGAAGCCGCACCGACAGCGGCGATCGGAGCGGTCACATGCGTGGAAAGCCCGGTGCCGACGTTTGTGATTTTGTCGCCGACGTCCGAGATCTTCTTTCCGGCCTCCTGAAGGGATGCGCCGAGAGCGGTCGGCATCTTCTTTGCCTCGTCCTCGAGGGATTTCAGCTTTTCTTCCGTATCGACGATCTCCCTCTGGAGAGCGTCATATTTGTCCTGCCCGAGCTCGCCCGATTCCAGCTGCTGCTTGGCCTGTGCGTCCGCCTCCTTTAAGGTATCGAGCTTCTCTTTGGTTTCGCTGATCGCGTCTTTCAGGTATTTCTGCTTCTGCGCAATCAGCTCCGTGTTGCTAGGGTCGAGCTTAAGGAGGCGGTTTACGTCCTTCAGCG